TAGTTGGGCGGATGAGCTCGCATGGCTTGCAGCTAACTTTGGCGGCGTTGATGGCATCCCGATTATGCTTGCCGTTTTTGGTGGTGGAGGTCCGGATGGTCCGACTCCGCAACTTTCAACAAGCGATATAGAGGATGCGTTGGCGGTTGCTAATGTTAAATGGTTAGTATTCAGTGAGGTAATAAGCTGGCATATAGAATTTAGTGAGGAATTTCCGGTTGCCTATGTTGCTGGTATTCTCGCCTTCGCTCAGGCTAACGGCTTAAAAGTATTTTGGAGTGAATGGAAAGTTGATTGGGATGGGGGAGACACTTTCAAGGCGATTCAAACGTATATCGCGGGTTACGAGGACATCGTAACTGTTGCATTTAAAACAAATTCTGGAGACCTTGAACCGGCTGCAGGATTTGAATATTTAAAGAATTTGGGTTTCACGCACTGGGGAAGCACGGTTGAAACGTGGTATTGGCACACGCGACATAAAGATGAAGAGCCACCTGAATTATGTGATCCAGATAATATGCCTATTGCGTGGATGGTTCGACACGCGATTGAAGCTAAAAATATAGGAGCCGAAATTATCCAGTTTGAACCTTACTGGTATTTTTTTGGCACTAACGATGGGAAAGCGAAGGAAAGCCTGAAGCTTCTCCATTATTACCTGAACTCGGCAATGTCCTCGATGGAAACAAGCACAAACATTTTGCAGACATTATTTGCTGAGTGGCTATATGGACCCGACAAAGATAAGATTCATTGGGTTAATAGCCGCGTTGAAGTTGGAATCGGTCTTCAGCCTTCAGCTTTTGATTTTGTAAAGACTCCCAAAAAGTATGCGATCAGCGTTTACAGTTTAGGCAGCTCAAGCCCATCCCGTAGATTATGGCTGAAAGTCGAAGATGTTGCTGTTGATATTCTCGTGAAAGTGTTGGGAACAACTATCGAAAAAGCTGCTCTGATTCGAGAGCAGATGCGGGTTGAGGTTGAACGAATTATCCATAAATATAGTGCGGTTGCGCCCTTGTGGAATCCTAACCCGGGTCCTACGGGAGCACCACGCAGGCGCAGGATTCCGGGTTTACCCGACGTTGTTATCGGGCAAGAACCCGTTCAAATTGAAGACAAAAATTTCGTTCAGGTCACAGTTTACGTGAGATGCCGGGTTTACCCGAATAGAACGTGGATTTAACGGTTATGAAAACATAACAAAAACAAAAATGGAGGAAAAAGCGAGAAAATGTATGGAGCGCATGAAGCGAAACTTTACTATGTGGAAGAAGAAGCCTACGGAATAACGCCAGCTAATCCGCCTATGAAGGGCATGAACGAAAACCTTGAAAGCGTGGAACCTGCGGTAGACCCGGGATTAATCAAATTACGCGGTTTCGGTTCAAGAGACCTAACTGATATTCAAGCGGGTTTAAGAAAAGTAAACCTGAAAGTAGCTTACTACCTGCCAAAAGAGGATGTTCTCAATTTTCTGAAGCATGTCGAAACACTTGTGCCGCAAACAGTTGAAATTTGGTATGAAAAAAACGAGTCGATTGTTGACTTGCGCCATATTGGATGCCTTATGGATAGAGCAACAGTTTCGTGCAGCGTAGAAGATGCAGTTAAAACATCAATCGATCTTATCGCACTAGATTTGATGCCCGAAAATTCGAAGATTCCTGATGCAACATATACAGATTATGGTGGGCTTATTCCATTCAACGCTTGCTATGTGAAAAGGGGAGAAGCGGACGGTTCGAATCTTACTATCCTCGAAGAAATCACAGATTGGAAATGTACAATCGAAAACAACCTGAAACGGGTGCCAGTGATACGATCAAATCCGCAGAGTCTTTTAACTGCAAACGCAAGTTCTGGACAAAAGGTTGTGGCGGTTGCAGCTGGTTCACTGTTCAAAGCCAAAAATCAAGTAAAAATCATGGATGACATCACCAGCGAAGATAACATAATTGATTCAATTGACGGCGATAACCTGACTATGATGAATAATTTAGCTAACACCTACACGGTTGCCGCTAACGCAAAAGTTACTGCTCTTGTCTCGAATTTGCTCAAGTATTTGCGGGAACGCCACAGGAACCTAGCGGGCGAATTAACCTTTGAGTTTGAGAATAGAACGGAATTTTTTGATGTTATACACGATAGCGAGTTCAGCCTACAGTTTGGCTTAGGTGACGCGGAAGACATTTTGTTCAAGTATTGCAAGTGGGACAATGTAACCGCGCCGACTCGCATTGAAGACCTTGTTTCATTGAAAGCGCCATTTACGGCGAGAGATGTCGTGATTACGACTCCGTGAGGAATTAAAATGCAAAAAAAAGAAACTATTGAAATTAAAAACGAATTCGGAGAAGAATATGCTGGAACCTACGTTTTCAGCGAAATCACCTGGGCTAAACGTTCCCACATAATCCAGAAACACACACAATATCACTCAAGAACGGGTCAAGTCGTAAAAAGCGATTATGTTGCAATTCAGGCGGAAACAATCGTCGCCAGCTTAAAGGAGCAACCCAAAAACAAACCGATTACATTAGAAAAATTGCTCGGTGAAGAAAACGGAGTACCGATAGGACTTGGTGAGCATTTCAGCAAAGTAGTCAACAGGCTCTGCGGCGTCACCGTTGAAGAAACAAAAAACTGATTCGGGCGATGAAGCGTGGCAAACCACATCCTAGTCTCACCGAATTTAGGCTTTGCAAAGAGTTCGGGTGGACTCCAATCACGCTTGCCCGCCAGCCAGCAAAGAAAGTTGAAGAATTCGTTGTTATCCTGAACGAAATCGACCGACAAACGCAAGAGGAAATAGAAAAAGCGAAACGGGAGGGTCAAAATCGTGGTCGTTAAGATGGAAATACACTTAGACGGGCTGCCTGCATTACGGGAGAAGTTTGCTCGGTTAGATGAGAACCTGAAGCAGAAGGTTCATGAAGCTATGAAATTTGAGGCAGAAGGTATGAAGAACATTGCTAGGGCACGATGTCCCGTTAAAACTGGAAGATTAAAAGCCAGCATCTACGCAAGGGTGAAAGATTGGGTTCTACAGTTAGGCGCCACTGCTCCCTATGCGATCTATCAAGAGTTGGGAACCCGATACATTAGTCCCCGGTATTTTCTGAAGAATGCTGTTTGGTTGCGTATGCAGAGTTTAATCAACCGAATTAACCGCGCAATCGATGATGCAATTACGGAGGCTTCATCTTGAGCTTTCACGATATGGCTATAACAGTCGCTGCAAAAAATCAGGCATCCGCCGAATTTGCTAAAGTCGTCTCCGATGCTAGTCAGATGGCTTCAGAAATTGAAACTTCTAGTACGGCAATGGCATCGAGTTTTCAATCCTGCGCAGTCGAAGTAAATAATTTGGGTGTCGAGAGCCTAAGTGCCACCGAAAGTATATCTGTCGGATTCCAAATGGCTGGCGAGGAAATCGATCTTACAACCGATAAAATAAAGACTTCCAGCATAAACGTCAAAGAACTTTCTCGGGACTTAACAACTATCGGAGTAAGCATCGCCGCGGTTGGTCAGCTTGGAGAAACCTTCGGATTCCTAAACCGTGAACAGGCTGCATGCGTGCGTACAATGGGCTTAACTTTATCTGCTGTTAGCGGTGTAGTTCGCGCATTTCAAATATTCACTTCATCAACTGCCATTGCCACGGCAGTTCAGAATGCCTTAAACATCAGCTATGCCACATTCTTAGCTCTCACCGGTGTCGGAATAGCTGTAATCGTAGCTGCTGCAGCTGCTATGTGGTATTTTTCGTCACAAATGAACTCTGCAACTAGCAGCATCAAAAACTATAATGCGGCAGCTTCCGAAGTGCCAACATACACCCGAGGCATCCAAAGAGTCGGCGATGAATCCCTGCGTAGGAGGGGAATAGAGTGAGCGAATGGCTTCCGGGATGGTCGTACAGGGTTAAATTAACCATCGACCACACGAAAATTGATGAAAACCTTACCCATTTTCCGGTAACTGTTCTTCTTGGCGAGTCCGTTGGAATAAACAATGCTGATTTAACTTACATCTTTGATTCTCTTGGAGCAAACAAACTCAAAATTGCTTTAACAAAGGAGGATGGATTAACCCAGATTTATGGCGAAGTTGTAGAATGGTATGAAGTTGCGGAATTTGCGGAGTTGCATGTCAGCAAATCCGATCTAGTACTAATAAGTGATGTTGACCCAATTCTCTACTTCTATTTTGATCCGGCACATACCGACAACAACGATTACATCGGAGTTACTGGTAGTGTTCCCGCCCAGAATGTTTGGGCTCCAGAATTCAAAATGGTTCAGCATATGAACGACAACCCTGACACAAGCCACATCAAAGACAGCACAAGCAACGATAATGATGGAACAAAACTGGCAGCAGATAATCCTTTAGAAGCTGACGGAGATATTGGAAAGAAACAGGTATTTACGGGCGATGATTATATTAGTGGTTCTTTTTCAGCAA